GTTCCTTGTAAACTTACACTATAAGTACCAACGTCTTTATAAGGTGCGTTTATTTGTAAAGAGGTTAAATTAACATTCCCAGTTATTACGCTTAATCCATTAACTCCATTATCAATAATAAAGTCAATTCCTATTTTTTCTCTTGTTTGTTGTACTTGCAACATTTGATTGTAACCATATCCACTTAAAGTAATTAAACCATCACAAGTTACATTCCAAGTAGCTACATCGTTCTTAAACTCACGATACCAAGCACTTGATTGACTTGTTACCTCTTTTTGATCTACTGTAACCGAAAAGGTTGCATTTGTAGAACAAGCAAAAGGAATGTTTACAGGAATTGTAGTTCTAACCGAAGCTACATTTGTTCCTTGTGTATAAAAAGTCATTGTTCTTCCATAAATCTCACTCGCTACAACTTGAATTACTATCCTTTCATTTGGCAATAAAGTCCTTGCTGCTATAACAAATGTTTGAGTATATTGTTTTATTCCTAATTGAGTAAAAAATACCGCATCAGCTTCATTAATAAGAGTTAATGTTGTTCCATTATAAATGTATGTTTTAAGTACAATTCTTGGATTAGTTACTAAATCTCCTGTTATAGATGCAAAAAAATTGTATGTCCAAGTACCAGCAGGAATTGTAGTTGTAGCCACATCGGTTATAAACCCACATACTATACCATCTCCAGTTCTACTAAAATTAGCAGCTGCTTGTAAATTGTTGGTTGAACTAAGTTGTTGATAGGTTAAACCTGAAATTGTAGTTACAGGGATAGAACCATTCATATAAAACGTTGCGTTGCTTTCTTTTTTATAAAGCATTATATTCTTACCAATTACTGCTGCCATATTACAAATTTAATCAATTATCCGAATGTTTCTAATATTTCACCTGCTCCGCTAATTCTATATGCTTGTGAATAAGTATCCGTAACCAAAACCTTCCACCAAATATTCGCACCATTAAATCCAACTGTTAAGAACTCACTTGCATAGAAGAAATCACCAACCGAAGGAACTCCAATATCCTCTAAGTAAACAACGTTACTTGTTAAAGGAGCAGCAAGTGCAGCCTCTTTAGTTAAATAACCATTAGACCTAAAGTGAGAATATCCTGTAACCTCCGTTGGTAAGTTATTACTATCGTAAATAGTAGTCATTGTTGTTTCTACATTCTCTGGATTAATATCCAATAAAGTAGCCGTAATTACATCATTAGGTAAATCTATTGTTGAATTACCTATTATGTAACTTTTATTTTGAACAGTTATTTGTGCTGGGTCAGTATCGGAAGCAGTAATTCTCATTGCACCGCTAAATCTTCCGTCGGTTGTTTCCATACCCATAAAAGAAGCATCCAAGTTAATAATGTTCTTATTTAAGCAGTTTGAATATTGCTTGATTACTAACTCACTTAAACTCCTATATATATCTAATGGATATTCTTGTCTATACCAATTCTTTAAGTTTAAACCACTTGCATCGCTTAAAAATCCTCTATATGAAAAGAATCCATCGTTAATGTCATTAAATCCTAAAGGCAAGTCAATTTCTAAAACATATTCATTTGAATCAGTTATAAAACTTTCTGTTGTTACTTGCTTAAAGTATGTTTCAACCGATAATTGAAAATTACTTGCTTCAATAGATGCAACAGTTGATTTCCAATAAGGTGCAGCCGTATCACATAAAATTAACTCTATTGTTAAATCACCGCCAATTGGTAACAATGGCATAGTCAAATCTACATTTGCTTTTGGGTTTGTTGAATCAAAAGGAACATAATAATAATGGTCATTAAAACCTATATCAACCCATTGCTTTTCATTATTTAAAAATACTGAACCAGCAATACCTCCATCAACTAATATTTTAAGAATAAATAAAGCATCTGGACCACTTGCAGGAACACCCAATCCAACCACATCCATTGTTAACTTTAATACATCACTTGTATTTACTTTAGGTAAATTTAAAGGACTAACATAAGCAACAACAGGATTAGTATTAGGATATTGCATTATGAAAGAATTGTATCTTCTTTCTGGATATGGCTTTACATAGATTATACCATCTGAATTTCTTACCTCATTCCAAGAAAAAGCATTTCCTACTGTTGGACTTACTACTGTGTAGTTTTTTAAATCCCAGTTTGTAATGTAGTTATTAGGATATTCAATTACTTTATCAAATCTAATCTTGTTATAACCCTTTCTAATTAACTTAAATTGGCTATTATCTACAAAGTACAATCCACTTGTATTAGCAGCAAAACCTTCAATATTTCCTGTTGCATCATAGATTGCATCATCAAATACAGTTCCATCACTATTGTAAATAGTAACATAATAAGAATCTTGTGCAAATTGTGTTAAAGGAACAATATAAAAGTTTCCTTTTGCTTGAAATAATCTTGAACCAAATGACCTTACAATATTTGTTAATACTTCAAGACAATTTATTGCTTGTTGATTATCATTAAGAAATGTTGCATAATTTATATATGATTGACCTAATGTGTCTGCACTTGGGTCATCCGTTCTATTATCCATATTATCAGCGTAAAAACTTACACCACTAACAATATCATAATCTAAAGGATATTCTAACTTTAACAAAGCAGTTTTTATGTAATAAATAGCCGTAAAAGTATCAACTAATGTTGTATCATTAGCAATAAAAAAAGGTATTCTTTCTAACATACCTAATCCATCAATAGCATTAAAAGCTAATTCTTTTCGACCTGTGCTAAATGAATATTGTACATTTTCGCTTAATATCCATCCTTGCCAATCTATATTCGTACCACTTAAAACTCTTACAAAGTATTTTCTATCGTTTAATGTAGTGAAGTCAGGCATATTTGCCACATTATCAGTAACATCAATTACAACACTTAAAGCACTTACATAAATTGGCTCAAAAGTATCATCGCTTCTTGGTATGTATTGTATTTGTAAACTAACGGCTGGATATTCTATTATTGGTCCAGCGTAATCATCTTCATAAATATTTACTATACTTATAACATCTCAGTTACTTGCTGCCGTAATTCTGTATTTTATTTGGTATGCCATTAACCCCTAATTATATTTAATGAAGAATTAGACCTTTGCATTGCTAAAACTAAATCTTGCCCTCTTAATACAAATTGACCATTCGAATTAACACTATTTGTCATATTACCTGCATTAAACGTAGTTGGAGTTGATTGACGTAAATTAGTTGGTGCTAAATTTCTTGCAGAACCAAACGCAGAACTCAATGCACCTGTAGCAGCAAATGCGCCTTTTAACGCTGGGAATGCTTCTAACAATGCTTGGAATATAATTGCTTGTAAGACCGCAGCAGCTATTTGTTTAGCTATATTAGCAAACATATCTCCAATAGCTTCTAATGGACTTTGTCCAGCTTGTATAGCCTCATACATTCCCATTAAAGAGTTTGTAACAGTCCCAGAAATAGTATCAGCAAAATTAACATAAGCCTTAGTTAAATCTTCTAATCTCTTTTTTTCGGCATCTTCTTCGTCAAGTTTATTTTTATCTTTTTTAAATAACCCTTCCATATATGTACCAAACCCACCTTTTTTAGAATCCTCTAATAAGTCTTTGGCTTGTTTTTCAAAGTATCCTTTTCTTTTATCTTCTTTTGCTCTTTCTTCAGATGGTAATTCAAATAATTTTAATGGCTCTAATCCTATTGATTTCATCTTCTCCCTTAAAGCCTTCATTTTAGCTAACTCTAAAGTAAGTTGCTTATTTTCTTCTCTTGCATAGTTTACAATAGGTGAAGGAGTTTCTAACTCTTTTCCAAAATCTTTAGTATGTTTTGCAAACTTATCTTGTTCTTCTGCTAATTTATTAAATTGCTCAAATATTCCTTTAAATAAAGTTTCTTGTTCTTTAGCCTTCTTTGCAATAGCAGTACTTCCTAAAACATCCGTAGCCGAAACAACAGGTGTTCCAGTAAATTTAGATAACATAAAAGTACCTAATCCTTCGCCCATAAACATAGATGTTTTATTGGCTGTTGATGGTGCATTTTGTGCTTCTAATTGTTTAAATGCTTCTTCTGCTGCCTTCTTTAAAGCAACTTGACCTGCTGCTCTATACAATGCAGCTTTTACATAATTATCCTTATTCTCAATAAATATTTTTTCTGCCTCTGCTATGTCCTTAGTTGTACCATAAACTTTTCCTAAAGATTGGTTATATTCATCTAAAACTGATTTTTTAGATTTTGTGCCATTATGAAATTGTTCAAAAGAATTATTTAAATTCTCCATTTGAACATAAGCAGAAGAAAATGCATCTTTAGCAGCAGTAAAAGATTTACCAAATTCTACAATGGCTTGTGAACCGCCAGTTGCTTTATTAATAAATTCTGCGATATCATCACCAAAAGAAACAATTAATGAAGATACTACTGCAATCCCTAAACCAATACCTGCTGGACCTGTTAGGGCTGCACCCATTGCTTTAAGTGCATTCCCAGTTCCTCCTGATTCTTTTTGTAATCTTTGAAATGATTCAAATAACGGGTTTAAGTTATTTGCTATACCCATAAAACCATAAGAGGCATCTTGTGCTACCCTTGATACGTTTCCTAAAGCGTTCACTGCCTTATCGGAAGCGACTGCACTTTTACCCATCTCTTGACGCATTCCTGCTATCTTTTGTTGAGTATTTTCTATACTCCTTGATAGTTCAGCAATTTTAGTTGTATCAGTAGTTTTCTTTATTTCAGATTGAAAACCTCTTAATTCATTCTCTGCTGCAATAATAGCGGATTGGAGTTGAGTTAAATCTGCTCCTATATTTATTTCTAATTTTGGATTACCACTATTTTCTGCCATCTTTTTTTATTTACTTCCGTACAATTTAAGTGTCCTTGCCAATTGTTCATCGGTAATCATTACTCTTTCCTCATCCACATCCGATACATCCAATTCTGGTATACTCCAAAACGACTTTATTGATTTTGGATTTTTCTCAGTAGTAGAACTTAAGTATACAATATAGGCAAGGTTTCTTGTCCTTGCCCATTCGTTTAACTCGTTTCTTTCCTTACCTAAAACGATAATGGAAAAGTCCTTCCAAGTCATATCCCA